GACGTCTACACCACGAACACGGACGGCACCTGCACGCTCGCGGGAACCGGCCCGGCGGCCTCGAACGTCACCAACGCCTCGAGCCCGCTCGATGCCTACAACGTGCTCGTGAACATCGTCACCGGCGGCGCGCTGGCGGCGGCCGTGTTCACGTACAGCCTCGACGGCGGCAACAGCGTCAGCCCCCAGATCCTCGTCCCCGCCAGCGGCCTCTATGTCATCCCCGGCGCGGGCGTGATGCTGACCTTCGCCTCAACGTTCGTCGCGGCCGACACCTACACCTTCACGACGGTCACGGCTGGCTTCGGGACGACGGACGTCGGCAACGCGCTGACCGCGCTCGGCGCCGACGCCCACGTCTGGTTCGGCGTCCACATCGCCGGCATGGGCGCCAACAGTGCGGCGGCGGCTTCGATGGCCTCGACCGTGGACACCTCGCTGTCCGCCTTCGCGGTGGCCTTCCGCTACGTGATGGGGATGGTGGAGTGCCCGCAGTCGGAGAGCGACTCGACCATCATCGCCGCCTTCGCCAGCTTCGCGTCGAACCGCGTGATGGTGACGGTGGGCGACATCCTGCACAGCTCCTCGCTGAACCGCGGGCGCATCGTGCGCCGCAACCTCGGCATCGCGATCGCCACCCGGCTGGCCTCGACGAACCCGTCGCAGGATCCCGGCTGGGTCGGATCGCCGATCGGGGCCCTGCGGAACGTCACCAGCATCTTCCGCAACGAGGCCACGACGCCGGGGCTGGCCGCGGCGCGCTTCACGGTCGCGACCACGCGCCCGACGAAGAACGGCTTTTTCTGCGAGACCGGCAACATGATGGCGCAGGCCGGTTCGGACTTCACGCCGGTGGGCAACCGCCGCGTGATGGACGTGGCCTGCTCGACGGCGGTCGGGGTGTTCATCAATGACCTGAACGCCGACCTGCTCGTCAACCCGGGCGACGGGACCATCTACGATCCCGAGGCGACGCGGCTCGAGAGCGTGGTGGAGAACGCGCTCGCCAACCGGCTGCTCGCGCCGACGCCGCCCGACGCCAGCGCGGTGCGGGCGACGATCAACCGCAGCAACAACGTCCTGTCCACCGAGAACGTCCAACTGACGGTGCAGATCGTGCCGAAGGCCAGGGCGACCACGCTCAGCATGACGATCGGATTCCAGATCTGAGGAGCTCACCATGCCGATGATTCCGATCCTGAACTACCCCGACATCGACGGCGCCCGCTACTCGCGGACGTCGGTGGATCTGTCGGCCACGGCCACGCAGACCGTGCAGGGCGTGACCTCCCAGATCGCCCCCTCACTGCGCATCGAGGGCTGGACGTCGTGGACCTACTCGCGCGAGCTCGTCCCTGGGAAGTCCTGGGGCCACCGCGCCAAGCCGCAGACGCGCACGCGCGGCAAGTTCACGCCGGCTTCGGAGCTGGGGTTGTTCATGGAGGACTACATCCTCCTGGAGCGCTACCTGGGCCTGGTCGGCGCCGCGCGCGGCCGCGGGGCGTTCGAGCAGAGCTTCCAGCTGACGGCGACGCTGTTCGAGCTGGCGCTCGGGACCACCCGCTGGGACATGACCGGCTGCCGCATCGAGAAGGACGGCTCGGGCCCCGAGAAGGAGAACGACGACGAGTTGGAGGTCAAGCTGACCCTGAACGTCATGGACATCTTCCGGGATGGCCAGTCGGTGGTCTTCGAGAACACGCCCTTCGGCCAGGTCGGCGTCATCGTCACGGTCTGAGCGGTGGCCCTTTTTGGGCGCGAGGTAGCCGTGCCGTACCGTCGCGAACATGAAGCAGCCGACGCAGGAAGAGTACGAGAAGGCGCTGGACGCAGTTCGCGCGGCCAATCCGGGCACCGAGATCTGGGAAGGCTCGCAGCCGAAGACCGGCGATCGGTACGTATACCGCGGGGCGACCAAGAGCGAGGTCAAGATCTTCCGGAAGCTCACCCGCGCCGAGCGCGAGAAGGGCGAGCTTGCCGACTTCGATACGCCGAACGAGATGCTCGCCACGTCGTGCGTCCTCTGGCCGCCGAAGGAGTCGCCCGATCCGGACGGCCTGACGCTGTCGAAGCTGCTGGCGGCGCGCCCGATGATCTCGGCGGCGATGGCCGACGACATCGTCGAGGTCTCCGGGGCTGGCGAGCGGGCCGCAGCAAAAAAACTCTAGGCCGTCTCGACGAAGCGCGCGCAAACGTCTACGTCGCGGCGGCTGCCCTCAGGGCCTACCGCGACAACGAGCGCGACGAAGAAGGCGACGAGACGACCGATCACACTGTTGGGTCGATGCTCGCGGCTCAGCAGATCATCGACACGGGCGACATCAAGAAGCTGTTGATGGGGGCGCTGGGGGCGCGCGAGCTGCGCCGGCGCAAGCGTCGCAAGGGGAAGGAGAAGGCGGGTGGCTGACGTCAAGTGGGAGATCGACGTCGACGCCAAGGCGGGCAAGGCCAAGGAAGCCGGCTCCGTCCTGGAGCGGCTCGAGAAGACGCTGCTGCGCATCGACGGCCACACGGCGATGCTGGCCGGTCACTTCGCAGAGGTCGGCGAGCGCGGCAAGGGCGCGGGCGAGAAGGTCCACGGCGTGTTCGGCGACATCCTCGGCGAGCGCATCTTCGAGAAGATCGCCGAGGGCGCGAAGATGGTCGTCGAGAAGCTGATCGAGATCGGCGAGGAAGCAATCAAGTCGGCGGCGGCCGAGGAACGCCTGGCGCGCGTGTTCGAGTCCTATGCCGGCAGCAAGGAACTCGGCGCGCAGAACGAACTCTGGACCGACATCCTGTCGAAGCAGACCGAGTTCAACGAGAAGCAGACCGAAGGCGCGTTCCTGGACATGAAGCGGGTGGGCGCCACCGACCAGGAGGCGCGCCTGGCGCTGAAGGCGGCGGCCGACATCGCGGCGGTGTCGAAGAACAAGGACGAAGCGTTTGGTGCCACCGTCGAGGCGTTCGCGCGGCTGCAGCGCACGGGTGTGATCAGCAATCGCTCGCTGGCTCCTCTCGGCCTCGGCGTGAAGGACTTCAAGGCGCTGGACTCGATGAAGGGTCTCAGCGACAAGGCGATCAAGAAGCGGATGGAGGAGGGCAAGGTCGACCAGGGCGATCTCTTCAAGCTGATCATGTCGCGCACGCACGAGAAGGCGATCGGGGAGAAGGCCGCGAACAACGCCGATCTCCTGGGGACGAAGCTGTCGAAGCTGACCGAGCTGCCCGAACGATTCTTCAAGAAGCTGGCGGATACATCGGCGATCAAGACGCTGAGTACGGCGCTGGACGGTGTCCTGGCGAAACTCGACCCCGACAGCCCGAGCGGAAAGAAGATCTCAGAGTTCCTGGAGAGCGCGTTCACCTGCGCCGCCGGTCTCGTCGACAAGATCGCGAGTGGGATCGACGGCATCGACTTCGAGGTCGTGCTGGACGGGATCAAGGGATTCGTCGAAGGGCTGAAGGAAGCGTTCCATGTCGTCAGCGAGATCGTCGGGAAGATCGCCGAGATCGCAGGCGCGAACGAGTTCATCGCAGATGTGATGCACAAACGGAAGCAGGCCCGGGAAATTGCCGAGGGGAAGCAGGCAATCCTTGAGGGGCGAGAGATCCCACGCAATGAGACGACGATAAAAATGGGTCTCGCGCCGCGCGGCGAGTTGGTCAAGCCGGGCGTGAGAGCGTTCCACGGCCCGTTCCACGACGCGCGGACGTCGTTCAACATGGAGGACGACGCGGCCCAGGGACAGTTCAAGATGGCCGGCGATGCCGCCGGCGCCGCGCTTGGCGAGGGAATGGAGGCGGGAGCGCGCCGCAAGCTGAAGCTCCATTCCCCGTCGGTGGTCTTTGAGGACATCGGGGCCATGACGGCGGCGGGTCTATCGCGCGGCCTGGACCGCGGCAGTGAGGGCGTCGACAGTTCGATGGCGCGCACGTTCGACTTCGGGCGCAACGCCAGCCCGGTCGGCGGTAGGCGCGGCGACATCAACATCACGCTCGCGACGACGATCAGCCTGGCCCACGGGGACGGCACCGAGCAGGGCCAGCGGGCGGCAGACGCCTTCAATATGAAGGTGCAGGCGCAGATGATCAGCGCGCTCGAGCAGGCGGCCATCGAGGCGGGGTTGCTCTGATGCCGGGCTTCCTGGTCGTTCCGCCGCAAGCCTTCTCGCCGGGAGGAATCCTCAACCCGGCGCGCGTCCCGTTCTGGGGGCTCAACGACAAGGGCGATTCCTGCAACGAGGGGCCGCTCTACTTCACCGATCCGTGGGACACGTTCTTCATCAACGACGACCAGCTGCCCGCCGAGTGCGAGGTCCAGAACGTCAGCCTGGCAGCGATCGAGGTGGAGAAGTTCAAGGGGAAGAACCAGAGCGGCGCCAGCATCAAGTTCTTCGGCTATCTGCCGGGAGGCTTCGACGTCGTCTGCAAGATCAACACGCCCGAGCAGTGGGAGGTCTTCCAGCAGATCCAAGACAAGTATTGGGCCGGGCCGCTGAAGGCCGCGCGCCCGCCGCAGATCACGGTGCGGGTCACACACCCAGACATCAACCGGCTGCGCGTCTATCAGGCTGTCCTGGTCGGCGTTCCGCTGGCCGAGAAGGGCGAGCAGGAAGGCTACAAGAACTTCCGCTTCAAGTTCCACGAGCAGGTGGCATCGAAGGCGACGGCGACGAAGAAGGCCGGGGGCGCCGTGCCGCCCGAGGATCCGCGCCTGATCGGCAGCAACACGACGCCGGCTCTTCCCTCGAAGAATCCCGACAACATGTCGCTCGCCGGCCCGCCGAACAACACGAACGGGGGCGCGCAGTAATGTCCCTCGTGATGGTCAACGGGCTGGTCGCCTTCGATGCTCAGATCAGCCGCCCGCGCGTAGGGGCCTGGCATATGGACATGCGCGTCGACTCGTTCGACCCGATAACCGGTCGCTGCACGGTCGTCATCGACAACGGGTTTCGGACCTTCATCGGAACGGCCTCGCGCTCGGGCGAGTTCGTGGGGACGAGCCAGCTTCGCGTGACGGCGGGGAATGCGGGGCTGGGGCTGACGGCGACGCCGAAGCACTACAACGCAACGACGCTCGGGATCGTGCTGCGCGACCTGCTGAAGGCGGCCGGCGAGACGCTGTCACCGACGGCGGATGCGACGGTGCTCGGCGTGGCGCTGGAGACTTGGACAACGACGGCCATCCCGGTGGGAGCGATGATCGCGGCGCTGCTTCAGGCGGCCTCGCCGACCTCGGCCTGGCGGATGCTGCCCGACGGGACGCTGTGGGTCGGCGCCGAGACCTGGCCCGACGCCGGCGTCGACGTCTCGGCCTACCAGATCCTCGACCAGGCGGCCGAGGAGGGCTCGATGCTGGTCGCCATCGACCGCCCGTCGATCGAGCCGGGGACGACGTTCGCCGGGCGGCGGGTGGCGATCGTCCAGGACAACGTGCCGCACGTCGACTTCGTGCAGTCGCGGATCTGGTTCGAGGACGACAAGCCGGCGGGCCTCGGGCGCCTGCGGGAAGCGTTCGGGGCACTCGTGCGCGCGACGCCGCGGCGGATGGACTACCGCGCGCGCTACTGGGCCCGCGTCATCTCGCAGTCAGGCAGCACGATCGACGTTCAGCCGGAAGATCCCGAGGTCCCCGACATGGGGAAGGTGACGCTCGTGATGCCGCCGGGGGAGTCGGCAGACAGCATCGTCGGCGGGCGGGTGCTGGTCGGCTGGACGTGGCCGGACCTGAAGGCGTACGCGGAGAGCTTCGACGGTGCCGAGCACGCTGGCAAGCGCGTCATCAGCGGCGACCAGGTGTTCGTGGGCGGCGAGGGCGGCGCCGACGCTGCGGTGCAGGGAGCCTTCCTCGACGCGCTGGACACGTACATGAGCGCGATCGCTGGCATCGCCGACCCGAGCGGCCTAGCGACGGCTGCATTCAACGCCGCTAAGCTCGCGGCGCACGGCTTCATCTCGCTGAAGGCGAGGTTCGCATGAGCGTCGGCGCTGTCCCCTTCGATCCGTCCACGCTCGGCACCGACGTCAATCTCGGGATGTCCGACCTCGCTGGCGTCTGGGGCGAGGCAAGTGGTCTCGCCAACCTCGGCAACGCCTGGCTGCGGCGCCTCTGCTGCCCGCCGGGCGGCCTCTTCTACGATTCGAACTACGGCAGCGTCGACATCGTCGGGATGCTCAATGGATCATTCTCGCCCGCCGACATCGCGGGGAAGCAGTCGCAGGCCAGCGCCGAGATCGAGAAGGACGAGCGCTGCGACACCTGCGCTTGCTCGATCAACCTGAACGCCGCGACGCAGAGCCTGACCGTCACGCTGACCGGCACGCTCGTCACCGGGCAGCCGTTCCAGTTCGTGATCTCGGCCAGCAACCTGACCGTGGCGCTGCTGTCGATCAACGGGGCGCTGGCGCCGGGCAGCGCGATCGCGGCGGCCACCCCGCAGGGCAGCTCGGTTCAGCTGGTCGTCGG